ATTCCTGTGACACTGCAACGGATAAGACTAGCGCCCGATACTGGTCTTGCCGCATGTGGTCGAAAGGGACCTCTGTGGGACAAATGACAAAGGACATTGAGGGTCAAATCCTTAAGTCTGACGAGGAACAGCGTCTGGTGTACGGTTGGGCCTCAGTTATCACCGAAAAGGGCGAACCTGTGATTGATCGCCAAGGTGACGTAATTAAACCTGACACACTCGTGAAAGCCGTGAATAACTTCATGGAGCATGTGCGTGTAGGTAAACAGATGCACGATGGAGATCAAGTTGGTGTGGTGGTTCACTCATGGCCCTGCACAAACGAGATTAACAAGTCTGTCGGGCTAGAAGCTGATCGTGAAGGTTGGCTGGTCGCTTTTAAGGTCTATGACGATGATGTCTGGGCTAAGGTTAAGAGCGGAGAACTCGCAGCCTTCAGTATTGGGGGTCGTGCGGTAAAAGGAGAGTATGATGGCGACTGAGTTGCTTGAACTTCAACTAGAGGAACTTTCGCTGGTTGACCGTCCAGCCAATGCAGAAGCGATGGTCACTCTTTTCAAACGGGACGATTCCCAAGAAGAGGAAGTCACAAAAATGACTGATGAACAAGACGCCAAGGTTAATGCTTACATGGAAAAGCATAACTGCGGCAAAGGTGAAGCTATGAAGGCTCTTGGTTATGACGTAGAGAAGGCTGAAGAGGCTGACCCTGCTGAAGAACTGGAAGCTAAGATTGAGACCCTGAAGGCTGAGAACGAACGTCTCCGCAAAGGTCTGATTGACGAAGGCTACGTGATTAAGGCTGAAACCATCGAAAAGAAAGCTCCTGAAGAGTTTGTCGAGTACGAAGGTGAGCAGATTAACAAGTCTGACATTCCGGCACCTATCCTGAAGGCTCTAGAAGCCGCTGAGATTGAGAAAGCCGATGTGGCTCTGACTAAGAAAGCTGAAGAGACCCTTCCGCATTTCTCCGTTGAGGCTGCTAAAGGTCTGCTGTCTGCTGTGTCTAAGATGGACGAAGTGGACATGCTTGTGGAAGCTCTTGCTGCTGCGGACAAGGCGTTTGCAGACAAAATGGAAGAGTTCGGTAAAGCGGATGTAGAAGGGGAGTTCTCCTCTGCCTCTGATAAAGTTGAACATTTGGTTAAGTCTCACATGGAAGAGAACGGACTTGCCAAGAAGGATTACGCCAAGGCTTATGCGGCTGTCGCTAAGACCGAAAAAGGTCGTAATCTTATCGCTAAAGCCTACAAGGGAGAATAACCAATGGCTACTGAGCAATCGCGGAACACCCGCACTTTCGTTGCAGGCGAAGACCTTTCTACTGCACAATTCAAGTTCGTCACTCTCGAAGCTGACGGTCAAGTTGATCTGGCTGACTCGGCGGGTGAGAACTGCATCGGTGTCCTTCGCACGGAAGGTGCTGCTGGTGTAGCAGTCGCTGTTCTGGTGGACGGCCCTGTTATCGTTGAAGCTGGTGGTACGGTCACTAACGGCGCTGCTGTTGCTACTGACGCTACGGGTCGTGCTGTTGATGCAACCACGGGTGACATTATCATGGGCTACGCTATGGAAGCAGGCGTCACCAACCAGAAAATCCAAATTGAACTTATCCAAGGCGGTAACGCTGCGGCGTAACCTAAGTAAAGGAAAAATAATACTATGCCTATGCTGACCCCATCGCAGGTACATATTGATGTGCCTCTTACTAACCTGACCATCGCCTACGCACAGGAGACGGCGGGTTTCGTTGCTGACAAGGTGTTTGGTACTGTTTCGGTTCCCAAGCAATCTGACAAATACTACAAGTACGACCGTGAGGGCTTGCGTCATGGCGACGTTAAGGTTCTTGCGCCTCGCACCGAAGTTAACCGTGTGGGCATGGCCCTCTCTACGGACAACTACTTCGCTGACGTGCGTGGTCTGGGTATGGACTTTGACGAGCAAATGCTTGCTAACGAAGACACCATGCTTGAGGTTCGCTCTCAGGGTGCTAACGTCCTGCTTGAGAAGATCATGATTGACCGCGAAGTTCGCTGGGCCGACACGTTCTTCAAGGCAGGCATCTGGGGCACGGAGACGACCCCGGCTAACCTGTGGTCTGACTACACTACGTCCACCCCGATTGTTGACGTGACCAATGCTCGCCGTGCGATGCAGCTTAAGTCTGGTGGCTACAAGCCTAACTGTATGGTTGTGGGTAAGGAAGTTCGTGACATCCTCGTGAACCACCCTGACATCCTTGCGCGCCTGAACGGTGGTGCAACGGTTTCTAACACGGCGCTCATCACTGACGCTAAGCTGGCTGAAATCTTTGAGGTCGAAGCCTTCTACGTGATGGAAGCTGTCTACAACGACGCCGCTGAAGGTCTGCCTGACAACATCGGCTTCATCGGCGGTAAGCACGCAATGCTGGCCTACAAGCCTTCTTCGATGGGCCTGCGTACGCCTGCATCTGGCGCTATCTTCACTTGGGACTCTATCCCCGGTGTTAGCGGTCTGGGTATCACGGTTGAGTCCTTCTCGGATGACGCCCTGAAGCGCCAGCAGATTGCTGAGATGATCCAAGTTAAGGTTTCTGATGACATGAAGGTTATCGGTCCTGACCTTGGCTACTTCTTCGCTAACGTCGTAGCCTAATAGCTCTATACTAAAGGTGGACCCTGAGTTTCGGCTTGGGGTCCAACCCAACTATAAAACACTGAACAACATAGATAGGATATAATATGCACCCTACATGGCTTGGGTTCCAAATGGATTGGCCCGTCTTCGTAAAGAACGGTTTTGATGCGGCTAATGTGTCATGGACACGAGGAGAACACTTTAATTGGCAGGAGCGTAAGTTGGACCCCTACAAGGTCTACACTATGTACGCCGCAGGTTATCTGTTCCACAATCAAGAATTAGAGAAAGAGAATAAGGTTGGTGATCGTCTTAGTGAGATGAATACAGAACAGCTTTATACTCTCGTAGGTCTTCTGAACTCAGAGGTTAAGAAACGTACTTCATCTGCGGAAGAGCTAAAGAATAAGCGGTGTCGTCAGTCTAAGATTGATGATAAGCAGCGGGGTTTGATCCGGTCATTCCTCCGTAAGAATCCTTGGATTACTGAGGACTTCTACAAGTTTCGAGATGACATTCTCGGAGATTAAATAACAAGGAGACCTGATATGAGTTGGTCATACGATCCAACAGACTTGAACACGACCACTGCTTCAGGTCGCCTTAACACTGTGCGCTTTCTTGTAGGTGACACAGACAGTGCAGACCAAAAGTTGCAGAATGAAGAGGTTGAGTTCTCCCTAGAACAAGCAGGGGGAGACGTTAACGGGGCTGCATCCTACGTTGCTCGCACCTTGGCTTCTAAGTATGCCTCTAAGGTTACTATCGAACTGGACGGGCAACTGACTGCACACTACAGCGATATGTACGAACACTACAAGTCTCTAGCAGACAAGTTGGACTATCAAGCTAAGAAGTTTGGTGCGCAGATTGGTGTTCTGGCTGGCGGTATCAATAAGACTACCATCGGCGCTGTCCGTAGTAATACTAACCGCGTCAAGCCTGCTTTCCGTAGAGATAGGTTCCTGAACCCTCCTGACACCGATGGATACAACTAAGGGGTAGATATGCTTAGTAAGGACATGCACGCTCTGGTAAACGAGTTCGGAAAGACTGTCACCTTTAGGAAGGTCTCTACGGGGGCTTACGACCCGGACACAGGTTCTACGTCAAGCACCTCTACAGACTACTCTGTTAAGTCCTACATGGCACAGTTTACTCTGACGGAGCTTACCCTTGATACCGTAGTTAGGGGCGACAGGAAGGCTCTTTTGTCAGCCTTTGATACCTCTGGTGTAGCTATCCCTGCCCCTGACGAGAGTGACCTTCTAGTGGGCGTAGGTGACACAGTAAGAGTTGTCGCCACTCAGACGATCTACAGCGGAGAAAGTGTAGTCTGCTACATTTGTCAAGTGAGGGAATAACATGGCACAGGTAACCGTCAAAGGTCTTAATGTCATAAAGGATATTGAGAACCAAGCCAAGGATGCCGTTAACGAAGAACTAGAGAGATACTTTACTGTCATGGCTAATGATGCTGTTGACATGGCATCTAAAGGTGTTTGGTCTGGCGCTTACGTTAAGTCCTTTTCCTTTAAAGCAGGCAACTCTAGTAGTCGTGGCCGCAGGGTTGATGGCGCTAACTGGAAGTTCAAAGAGCCTACAGGAACAGCCGCAGACGTAGAGGCGGGTAGAAGCATGTTGCTAGGAGACATCAGGTCTGCTTTTGACAACAACGACCCTCTTGAAACCAAATCCTACACTATTCGTAATGACGCTAATCATGCCCGCTTTGTTGAATACGGTGTCAACGGTGGCGCTCACCCTCCCGGCCCTAGACCTCGAGACGGCTACCGTATCTTCACAATATTAAGGAGCAGATATGGCTGACATTAACCGTAAGATCAGGGCTGCACTAGAGACCCACCTATCTAACATCGCAGGGCTACCCGACATTGCCTATGAGAACGTCCCTTATGAACCTACCACCGGGCAGAGCTTCCTCCGGGTTTCTTATATCCCGACACTGCGTAGGCCAGCCGTAAGAGGGCTTAACCCGCAACAAGAGTATCGCGGTATCCTAGCAATCAACGTGTATGCACCTGAAGGCTCTGGACCCGCTGCTTGTGAAGAGATTGTAGAGAAGCTGCTAGAGGGCTTTGAGGCTACCACAGATATTACCTACAATGACGGCAGTGACAACTACACTGTTTGTATTGACTACGCTGAGAGAGACATCGGACTAACTGATGCCCCTTGGTTTTTAATTCCAGTCAACATCGGCTGGTT